GGTAAATTACTTAAAACAGTTTCGCCACTTAATACGATTCTGGCTTCAGTGGAAGTGGAAGAAGATTTCCCAAAGACATTTCCAATTTATGAACTGAATCGTTTGTTGGGAACATTGTCATTGTTTGACAAGCCCGAATTGGATTTTACCGAGAAGGGTATTGCTATTAAAGATGGGAAACACGAAGCGAACTATCACTATTGCGGTAGTAGTTCTATGTTTCAAACACCACCTGAAAAAGATATTACCTTTCCGGGTGTTGATATTAATTTTGAATTATCGCAAGATCAGTTCAAGAAGATAGTCAACGCAGCCAATACTTTGGGGCTCCCTGAAATTGTAGTAGAAGGTGATGCAAAGGATATACGACTCAAGGTGTATGATACAGCTAATGTTGCATCGGATGTATTTTCAACAACGGTTGGTTCAACGGATAAAACTTTTAATATGATTTTCAGGACAGAAAATCTCAATAAACTTATGGAAGGGACATATGATGTTGCTCTTTCCGCAAAACGGATTTCTCATTTTAAGAGGCAGGGAGATACGTTGAATTATTGGGTGGCTCTTGAACAGAATTCGACTTATGAGGGGTAAGTGAAATGGCAGATTCTTTATTATGGTGTGAGGGACATCGCCCCCAGATAATCAATGACTGTATTCTTCCACTAAGTGTATCCAGTTTATTATTAGATTTGGTAGAACAAGTAAAAATACCAAATCTAATGTTTACAGGTCCGCCGGGAGTTGGTAAAACAACTGCTGCACGAGCATTATGCGATCAAACTAATTCTGATTGTTTGATGATTAATGGTTCGGATGAGGGTAGGATGATTGATACTTTGAGAACCAAGTTGACTCAATTTTGTTCTACCATTTCTTTTGGTGGTGGCCGCAAGGTAGTGATTATAGATGAAGCGGATTATATGAATCCCGATTCTGTTCAACCAGCAATGAGAAATTTCATTGAGAGGTTTTCGGAAAATTGTTCATTTATTTTTACTTGCAATTACAAGAATCGAATCATTGAACCGATACATTCTCGTTGTGCAGTTATAGATTTTTCATTGAAGAAAGATGAGAAGCCGCAAATTGCAGCACAATTTATGGAACGCTGTGTATCCATACTTGATTCGGAAAATGTGTCCTATGATAAGAAAGTAATTGTAGGATTAATCAACAAACATTTTCCCGATTTCCGCCGTGTAATTAATGAATTACAACGTCATTCAACTTCTGGAGATATTGATACTGGAATACTTGCGAATATTGGTGAGTTGAATTTGAATCAACTCATTTCTGCTTTAAGGGAAAAGAATTTTCAAAAGATGCGGCAATGGGTTGTATCAAATGTCGATAATGATCCCGCAACAGTTTATCGAAAAATATATGATACATTGTATGATGTATTAGAAAAATCCTCCATTCCACCAGCAGTTTTAATTATCGCAGACTATCAATATAAATCAGCATTTGTTGCTGACCTTGAAATCAATTTAGTTGCTTGTCTTGTGGAATTGATGGGGGAATGTGAGTTCATATGAGCCCATTTGATTTTGTAAAGGAGATTAATCATGGCAAGAAGAATCTGATGGATGAAACTCCTGAATTAGAAAGGGAGTATAAACAGTTCATTATAAATCGTGCATTGAGTTTTAATTATGATACAATATTATGTGCAAATGAAATGAACGTTCAAAATCACCTAGATTCAAAACTTCAATTCGACTTTTTTCTAAATATAATTAGACCGAAGAAACGGTATGGGAAATGGTTGAAACGAGAAAATAATGAAGTACTTGAATCAATCATGAAATATTATAAATGCAGTTATGCGAAAGCAAGTGAATACGCTACATTATTAAATGATTCGCAACTGGATATTATTAAACAAATAATTGATACAGGTGGTTTGAAAGGAACGAAATGAATGATACAATCATCCAAACGATGGTTGAAGTAAAGTTAGATGAACCCGATGATTTTCTCAAAGTTAGAGAAACTTTGACTAGAATTGGAATTGCATCACGCAAAGAAAAAACTTTATTTCAATCTTGCCATATCCTGCACAAGCAGGGAAACTATTACATAGTACATTTTAAAGAACTGTTTGCCTTAGACGGCAAAGCGACTAATTTTTCTGATAATGATAAAGCAAGGCGTAATACAATTGCTAATCTGCTTGCAGAATGGGAATTGATTACACTAGTGGAACCAGATAAATCAGAAGAACCAACCGTGCCACTAAGCCAGTTAAAAATATTATCGTTCAAAGAAAAGGATGAATGGGCTCTTACTCCTAAGTATAATATAGGAAATAAAAGAGATTCCAATGATGAATGATTTGTTTTATTATAAATTAGAGTTGGATGTAAAGGACCCCATTCATGCTACAACGGGATCTGCTTGCTTCGACCTACACTCTTTTTTGGTAGAAGATTCATTAGTTAAAGTATATTTAAATCAATCAGAGTATAGTCAAGAAATAAAAGAGAGAAGGGTACAAAAAGAAAGAGTGCAAGTCAATCCCACTGAACGTGTATTGATTCCCACTGGTTTGATCTTTGATATTCCAGAGGGGCATTCCTTACGATTGTATCCACGATCTAGTCTAGCATTGAAACAAGGAATTACTCTTGCTAACAATGTTGGAATAATTGATTCTGATTATGTAGAGCCGGTTTATATGATGGTATGTAACATTAGTGGCGACACAAAATATGTAAACAATGGGGAGCGTATTTGTCAGGCAGAATTGGTAAAAGTGCAACCCATTAATATGCGAGAAATTATCGAACAGCCAGGACGAAAAACTGCCAGAGATGGCGGATTTGGTTCGACCGGAAAATGATATAAATAATTATGAAAACACAATATATGCTATTTGTGAAAAATGCAGGTAACTATTCAGCAAACTCTTTAGGAGAGTTGTGGTGGATAGTATTAAAACATCGCTGCCATCATCTTCTGAAAGGAGAGGGATGGCGCGACTGAGGTGCATCATAGTGATGGCCTCATTATACCGCCCCGATGCCGTGTGCTATGGATCGGGGTTTATTTTTAACCTCGCTTAAATAAGGAGGATTTATGGTAACTCTAGCACATCACGCAGCGCTCACCGCAGGCGATCTTGAACGTTTTATGGGTCTTACCGTTGGGTTTGATACTATGTTTGATCGTTTGTTTAATGTCCCACAACCATCTGGCAGTTATCCACCTTACAATATTCGTAAGGTAGATAATTATAATTATGTCATCGAAGTAGCCCTCGCAGGGTTTTCGGAAAATGATATTGAGGTACAAGTGGAAGACGGGACGTTGACTGTTCGTTCAAAAGAAGATAAGGATGTTAACGAAACATCCTATGTTCATAGGGGAATCGCTAAGCGGATGTTTGTCCGTAAGTGGACCCTTTCTGATGATATGATTGTTCAGGGAGCTGAATTTCAGAATGGTCTTTTGAATATTAAGTTGGAAAAGGTGGTTCCAGAAGAAAAGAAACCACGAATGATTCCGATATCAACATCGAATGTGATTGAACATACGAAGTAATCATTCACTTTTCCATCCCCCATCAAAGAGTAGTATTGATGGGGGTTATTTTTTATTAATTAAAAAATGGGGATAACTGATGTTGACATTACTTGGTAGTTTATTAGGATTTGCTGGTTCCACTGTTCCTAGTATATTAGATCTATTCAAAGAAAAAGATGAAAAGAAAAGCCAAATGGAGATGTTTAAACTCCAGTTGGAAGCGAAAGAAAAGGGAGTTGATTTAGACATTAGAGTATTGAAAGCCACAGCGGATATGGAAGACCGTAAGGCTGATCGTGAAGAACAACAACGTCTTTTACAGCATGATATATCATTGGGATCACAGGGGGGTTTTATCAATTCCCTTCGGGCCTTTGTAAGACCATTTATAACTTATGTATTTTTCCTTACTTTTATAGGTGTAAAAGTAACAATGGTTTGGCACACTTGGGCTCAGGGTGGAGATTTAACACAAACAATTAACATTATATGGGACGAAGAAACCGAAGCACTATTTGCAGCAGTAATTAGTTTTTGGTTCGGTTCACGCGCTATGCCCAAGTTAAGAAAAAAATAATATGTATTTGAC